GCGCTGCTCGGGTATTCCTCGAGTTCGTCCACGGGTGCCGTGATCGTGATGTTCGTGCCCTCGATGGTGACGGTTGCCTTCGCATTGTTTCTGCCGCCTACGCCGGTGACATTCGGTGCGATACGGGTCGTGAAAACCCAAGCATCCGGCACCATGATCCCAGCGTCCTTCAGCTTAATAATCAGGGCGTTGAAGTCGTCCTTGAGCGCTGCCACCGTAGTCGCGGTGCTCGCATCCTGATTTTTCGCAGGAGTGGAAAGGAGCCCGCCTACGCGAGCCCCTTCCTTGACTTCGAGTTCACCGCCGATGACGGTCTTTTCGCCGCCCTGTTCGGTGTAGTTCTTTACGTTGTAGCTCATGGAGATACCTCCTTACGCCTTCATCTTGAGCAGCTGAATTGCCTCGGGAAGAACGAGTTTGCCGTCGACGCGCTCCTTGGCGACGAAGCCCACAAGACCGTTGCCCGCGAACAGTTCCTTCAGTTCCTGAAGGGATCTGGTGCCGCGATCGCCGATGTTGTAGTAGCTGTAATCGCCGAAAGCGAGTGCCGCTTTGCCCGCCTCGATGGTCGGGAAATACGCCGAGGTATAGATCGGATAGCCGAGCAGCTTGTCCGGCTCGCCCGCCTGATAGCTGGGCTGCCAGATGTATGCGCCGTTGCCGTCCTTGAGCTTGCGGATCACCGCAAGGGTCGCATCGTTGGTGATGAACTTCGCCTTTTTACGATACGGACGCTTGAGCGCGTACACGAGGTTGATGACCTCATCCGCCGTGATGTTGGTGCTGGAAGCAGTGGTCACGCCGACCTCGGCACCGCCGTTGGCAGCGAGAATACCGAGGGGCTTGCCGGTGCCGTCGCCGTTGATGAAAGCATCTTCCTCGGCATTGGCGAGCGCCTTGTAGAACTGCTGGATGAGGTAGTTTTCGAGGTTGAAAGCGTTGTCATACAGAAGTTCCTCGGTGACCTTGACCGCCACGTGCAGCTTGTGGGCGTCGAGGATGATCTGGTCGAAGGTCGCGTCACCGAAAGTGAGCGCTTCGCCTTCCTCGATCCACGCGGCAGCGGGCTTCGTACCGGCGATGTTGATCTTGTGCTCGCCGGAGGTCGTGATGACGGTGGCGAGTTTACGGAACACGTTTTCCTCGGTCAGACCGTCGATGAGTCGCTTGTCGTATTCCTCGGGGACGAGGTAACCGCCGTTGGCATCGACGCCTTCGGAGAGAACGTTGCTGATCTGGCGGAAGTTGGAGCGGAGCGCCTTGAGAATCGCCGCCTTGTATTCCGCAGAAGCACGACCGGTTTTCTTCTCAACGCCTTCGCCGTTCATGGGCTTCTCGGTGATGGGCGTGCCGACCGGCTTGCCCAGTTCGTTCTCAATTTCGGCTCTGCGCTCCATTCTCTGGATCTCTTTGGTCAGTTCGTCGAACTGTACCTCCATGGAATGATAGGTCGCATCGTCTTCGGCAGAGAGCACGCCGTTCTTGTCACGCTTGGCTTCGAGGAAGCCGTCCATCGTCTCGACAAGGGTTTTGCGCTTGTTACGCAGTTCAGTGATGTTCATTTGTTTTTCCTCCGTTAAATGAATTTTTTGTAGTCGTTGAGGCGCACGCGCAGTTCGTCCACGCTGCGACCTGTGGGTTTGGGTTCTTCTTTTCTGATGTGGTTCTGAAGCTTGTTCACCAGCGCCATGCTGACAGCTCTGCGGGAGAACAGCATCGCCTCCGGCTTCTTTTTGCCATCGTCACCTTCGTCTTCCTCCGGCTCATCTTCCGGCTCCGGTTTCGCTGCTGCAGGTGCACGAGACAGGATTTCGTCTGCAAATCCCATTTCGATTGCCGCATTCGCGTCCATCCACGTTTCCGCGTCCATCAGGTGACTGATCTTGGCGCGGGACAGTCCGGTTTTAATCTCGTAGGCGTTGATGATGCTGTCCTTGACAGACTCGAGCATAGCGATCGCTTTTTCCATCTCGCCTTTGTCCCCAGCCGCGATTGTCATCGGGTTGTGGATCATGATCATCGAGACGGGCGAGACGTACACCTTCGTTCCTGCCATTGCGATGACGGATGCAGCGGACGCCGCGATCCCGTCAATCTTGACCGTGACGCTGCCTTTGTAATCCATCAGCATGTTGTAGATCTGCGCTGCTGCGACACAGTCGCCTCCGGGTGAGTTGATCCAGACCACGATGTCGCCGCTGCCACTCATGAGTTCATCTTTGAACAGCTGCGGGGTGACGTCATCGTCAAACCAACTTTCTTCCGCGATCGTGCCGTTGAGGAACAGTGTTCTCGCCTCCGGCTGTGTCTCCGTTGGTGTCTGGTTCGTCCACTTCCAGAACTTCTTCGCTTCCGTTTTCATCGGTCTTTTCCTCCTTTCCGTCATTCGGCTGATTTGCAAAAGCGCCCGCCTGACCAAGCGGGAGCATGTTGCCGTTTATAAGGTAGAGATCGCCGCCTTCTTCTGCCGGTATGCGATCGAGGTTTTCCAGCTCTCGGATGTCGTTTGCACTCATCCAACCGTTCTGTCTCGCCGTCGCATAGCCGGTCATCCGGCTCTGGTAATCTCCGCGCAGGAGTCCCTCGACATTGAACTTCACGTAGTACTTTTTCTTTTCCTCGGGTGTGAACAGGGTGCGCATAATCGACTGCTCCCATCTGATCACCCACGGATCCAGCGTGTACTTCACGAATTCGAGTGACTGCTGCTCAATATTAGAAAAGCTCGACTTTTCGAGGTCGCCGACCATGTGAGGCGGTACCCTGAAAATTCGAGCGATTTCGTTTATCTGGAACTTCCTTGTTTCAAGGAATTGCGCCTGCTCGGGCGATATCGAAATGGGCGTGTATTTCATGCCTTCTTCGAGTACCGCGACCTTTCCCGCGTTCCCGCTGCCGCCGAAGGTGGTGTTCCAGCTCTCTCTGACCTTGGCGGGATCCTTGATCGTTCCCGGGTGTTCGAGCACACCTGACGGCGCAGCTCCATTGGCAAAGAATTTCGCGCCGTATTCCTCGGTGGCGATTGCCAGTCCGATGGCGTTTTTCGCCATGGCGATCGGGCTGTATCCGACGAGTCCATCAAAGCCGAGTCCGGGAATGTGCAGCACGTCCTGCGGGGAGAGGATGACCATCGAGTCCGATTTGATCGCTTCGTCATTCGATCTCTGGTACTGATAGAACAGGTGACCTTTATCGTCTCTGTCGACCGTCATCTTGTTCGGCATAAGCGGATACAGTCCGATGACTTCGCCTTTGCCATTTCGTAGGATCTGTGCGTAAGCGTTACCCCACAAGAGCAGGTGCGTCATGAGCGTCTCGCGGAAGACGAAGGAACTCATCTCCGGATTCGGCTCATCGTGCAGGATGTGGTACAGCGGGTGCTTCAGCGCCTTGTCTTTACCGCCGTCGTTATTGTATTGATAGACGTGCAGCGGCAGTCCGGCGATTGCTTCGGCTAATATGCGGACGCAGCTGTAAACAGCCGTCATCTGCATTGCCGATCGCTCCGTCACTGTCTTTCCGGCTGTGCTGTTTCCCATGTAGAAACTGTATCCGCTGCCTGCCGTTCGGTTCTGGGGCTTATCCCGCGCTTTGAAAATGCTTGAAAAGATACCCATGCTTCCTCCTTAAATAAAAAGAATGCCGCGTGAGTCGTAGACACTCTCGCTGCTTCCTTGATGTCGGATCGCTCTGTCCAGCGCCATGATCGTGGCGACCGCGCCGTCGATGCGTTCCGTCGATTTTTCCTTGTCCGGCTTGATGTTGCCAGCCGGGTCCGTCCGCACGAAGATGTTGTCCATCATCCAGCGAAGCGGGGCGTTCCCGCCGTGCGCGATTCGTCCTTCGAGCACCAGTTTCATGAACTCTTTCGAGGGGGGTGACATATCTTTGAAGCCCTGACCGAACGGGACGATCGTGAAGCCTTCGTTTTCGAGATCTTGGCTCATCTGCACCGCACCCCACCGGTCGTAGGCGATCTCGCGGATGTTGTACTTCTTGCCGAGTTCGACAATAAACTGCTCGATAAAGCCGTAGTGGATAACGTTGCCTTCTGTCGTCATCGCGCTGCCTTGCTTCACCCACACATCGTAGGGGACGTGGTCGCGTCTGACGCGCTGCTCGACCGTATCTTCCGGCACCCAGAAGAACGGGAGGACAATGTATTTTTCGTCTTCGTCT